TCACAACTTCGAGGGTTTTACCCTTGCAGATGAAGGCAGTAACACAGAGGCTATTTTCCAAAACAAGGCAAAATATCCATACTCGCAATTGCCGGAAGTGCTGAAGCCGACAGAAAAGTTCAACAATAGAAGACAACTTCTATTTTCAAAAATAAACAGTAGTTGGGCTGTAGATACAGCTACGGATGATGTTGGGCGTTCTAGAACGGTCAACTTTTTTCATGGTTCAGAATGTGCATTCTGGAAGTGTGGTATTGTACCAATTCAAGCGGCTCTAGGACAAGCGTTCACAGAAGACTGTATTAAGATATATGAGACTACAGCGAATGGTTTTAATGATTATAAAACCATGTGGGACAGTGGCGAACATATCAATTGCTTTTATCCGTGGTGGAAGACAGCAGAATATAGAACAAGAATACATGCAGATAAGAGAGAAGAGTTTCTTGACAATATCGGCAAAAAAAGTGATTGGATATGGGAAAGACTACGATGGCTACAAAATGAAATGCATCTAGACGTTGAACAGCTGTATTGGTATTACAAGAAATACAAAGGATTTATCAATAAAGACAAAATTAAGCAGGAATACCCATGTACACCACATGAAGCATTCTTGTTGTCTGGAAAGAATGTATTTGATACCGAAAAGATTCTTGCAAGACTTGCAAATATTATTAAGCCGGTTAAAGTTGGGTATTTTCAGTACGATTATGACGGACTGAAAATAAGTAATATTCGCTGGATTCCTGATAGAAATGGATATATCAAGATTTATCAACTTCCGAACACACCGAAAGTAACAAAGTACTGCATAGGAGGAGATACGGCCGGAGATGGAAGTGACTGGTTTACAGGACATGTGTTGGATGCGAGAACCGGGAACCAGGTGGCAGTCATTAAACATCAATTCGATTCAGATCAGTATGCGAAGCAAATGTATTGTCTGGGAATGTATTACAAAACTGCCTTAATCAGTATAGAAGCCAATTATGACAGCTATCCGATTATGGAGTTACAACGATTGGGATATCCAAATCTGTATGTAAGATTGGTACAAGATTCGTATACAAAGAAAATGGAAAAGAGATTTGGTTTTAAAACCACAACACTTACAAGACCGACGATTATCTCTAGATTGATAGAAATTGTAAGAGAGCATGTAGAACTGATTAATGACAAAGATACATTAGAAGAACTTTTGACAATTGTAAGAAATGAAAAAGGACGCATAGAAGCACCTGAAGGAGGACATGACGATCAGATGATGGGACTGGCCATTGCGCATGATGCCAGGGAGCAGGTGGTGTTTGACGAAGAACAAATAGATGTGCCATCACAATATTATTTTAACCAAGAAAAGCAAAGGGAGTACAGGCAAGATTATGGAGAAGAGTTGACCATAATCTAGAAAGGAGCAAATGATGTATTTAATAGTTGCAATAGCAGTAGGAATTGTAGTAAGCGCGCTGAATATAGCGTGCTTTTTTGTTGGGATTGTTCTGGGACAGAAAATGCACAAAGAGACAAAAATAGATGTTCCTAAAATACAGCTCAATCCAATTAAGGCTTATCAAGAAAAGAAAGAAAAGGAAGCTGAAGAGGAAGAACAGAAAAAAATGGAAAAACTTTGGCACAACATTGAATGTTACGACGGCAGTGAAGCAGGACAATTAGATCTATAGGAGGTACAAGGTGAGAACAGAAGAAATAAAAATAACGCCTGTTTGGGGCCTGTTTGAGAAAGGGCGAAATTATCACAGACGCACGCATATTTATACGGATACAAATAAGAATTATCGCATGTACAACGGGAATCAATGGGATGGTGCGAAGTTCGGTGATGTGGAACCGGTGCAGAAGAACTTTATTAAATCAATTGTAAAGTATAAAGTTGCGGTCATTCATGACAATTTATATGCAATAGTTTTTTCATCACAAAATTATGAAAACAGAGAGTTTGCAAAGCAGGCGCAAAAAATATGTGACATGCTTAACCGATATGCAGCTAGATTGTGGGAAAAAGACAAGATGGACTATAAAGGACGGCGGATTACGAAGGATGCAGCTATTAATGATGAGGGCATTCTGTATGTGTATTATGATGCAGAGCAAAAAACGCCAGTCAATGAGATTGTTAAAAAGAGCGAGATATATTATGGCAACGAAAATAATGATGATATTCAAAGTCAGCCGTATATTTTAATACGCAAGAGAATGACCATCACAGAGGCTGTTGAGCTGGCAATGTCGGAAGGACTTGATGAGGAAAAAACGAAACTACTCGCAAGCGATAATGACACGTTTGAAGAAAGCGGAGAGGCAGCAAGAGAAGAGTTAGATGATGGTGTAACAATTGTGTACAAGTTCTGGAAAGAGAAAGGAACAGTACACTATGCAGTATCCGGAAGGCAAGTAGAAATCGTCAAAGATGCAGATACAGGATTGACACTGTATCCGATAGCACATTTCAACTGGGAAGAAAAGGAAGGATCTGCGCGTGGAGAGGGAGAAGTAAGAGCCCTGATTCCGAATCAAATAGAAGTGAATCGCACAGAAATGAGACGTGTAATCACTGTCAAGCAACAAGCATATCCGATGAAGGTGGCAGATACAAGCAAAATATCAAATAAGAATGACCTGAACAAGGTAGGAGCTGTAATTAAAACAAACGGTCAGCCTGTGGAGGATGTACGTAAGATATTTGGAACGATTACGCCGGCACAAATGAGCCCGGATGTCAAACAATTGCAAGATGATTTGATACAAGTTACTCGTGAACTTGCCGGTGCAGGAGAAATTGCTACAGGACAGATTAATCCGGAAAATGCATCAGGGCGCGCTATTCTCGCAGTGCAGCAGGCGTCACAGTCCCCTATGACTGAACAAAAGGAAAGTTACAAGAACTTTATAGAAGATGTAGCGAAGATTTGGCTTGAGTACTTAATTGTAAATTCACCGAATGGAGTCAAACTGGAGGAAGAGATAGAAGACCCAAGCACAGGAGAGAAATTTGTACAAATGGTACAAGTGCAGCAGGTAACTCTTCAGGAACTGAAAGCAAGTGTAAGAGTCGATGTTACACCAAAGAGCGTATATGACAGATTTGCGAGGGAACAAACAATTGAAAATCTATTAACGAATGGCTATTTTACGCCGGCTAGAGTTAATGAATTAGAGATTTATTACAAGCTGTTGGATGATGAAAGCGTTGCACCAAAAACAGAAATAGGAGAAGCAATTGAATATATCAAAGACCAACAGAAGAAGATTGCACAAATGCAGTCGAAAGCACAGCTTATGACACAAAGAGTACAACAATTTCTTATGAATGATGCAGATACACAAGCGCAACAAGTGGCAGATGCTGCTATGCACAACCAGCAGGGGCAGCAGGAAATATCGGCAGAGGAAGAAGTTGTTGGAATATAATCCAGATCATAATCAAAGGAGGAAAAGAAAATGGATTTCAAACAAGCTTTCGAAGCAATGAAACAAGGACACAAAGTTAAACTGCCATCGTGGGGTGGTTATTGGTCATGGGATGAAGAGAAGCAAACAATCCTCATGCACTGTAGAGCAGACAACTCTGACACAGGAAATCCTGTGATGGACATCAGAGAGACACAGAGAGTAGAATACACCACAATGAATATTTGCTCTGACGAATGGATGATTGCAGATGAGGCGAACACACCGATTCTTGGCGGAGTAGCTACATTCAACTTTGGCGAAGCAATCAAGTATCTCAAGAGAGGTATGAGAGTTGCGAGACAAGGCTGGAATGGCAAGAAGCAGTACATCGAACTTGCATCCAACATTAGTTACGTAAATGCTTCGAATGAAGTAATTAATTGTGAACATGATGCAATTGGTAACAAAGCCATTGCCTTCGTGGGAACATCCGGAGTACAGATGGGATGGCTTGCATCTCAAGCAGATATGCTTGCTGAAGATTGGGTATTTGCAGAGAAGGAGTAGTTATCATGCGTTTAATAACATGGATCCGGCAATATTTCTGCAAACACAAATTCAGAAAATATTGGAGCAAACAAAAACAGCAATACATACACAAATGTATGAGATGTGGAAAAGAGGTAGATATACATGGGAAATGACAAATTTTTAAAACTCTGTAAAGAGATTGTGGTCGATTACTTCAACAAACACGCAGACAAGACCGACAAAAAGCAAATCACAGAGGACGACGTGTTCATTGTTTGGTCATGTAAGACATTGCAGAACAACAAAGCATTAGTAAGCACTACAGTTTCAGATGGTATGTACTATGAAATCACTCACAACGGGGATAAGCAAGAGACATATGTTGATGCTTATAAGAAGTGGGAAAATTTTGTTGTTAGATAATTAGAGCCTTTAAAAGGGCTCTTTTTATATGTCTTTCGATAGACCCGTTAGACATTAAACAAACGGTAGCAGAGAGCTTGAAATGTAGGTAATGAGACAGAGAAACAACAGTTCCTACAACAAAGTCTACCCCGGAGCAAGAGTTGGGGTATAGCTCGAAATATGTCCAAACATTGAAGACGTTAAAAGCTCATGATCTCGGTGAATCAAACACCAGCGAAAAAATAGAAGGGAGATTAGTTATGTTTGAAAACGAAAACAACGAAAACCTTGTAATGGGAGAGGACATTACTGAAAACACGGAAGAAACCGTAGAAGAAACAGCCGGACAAGTAGAGCAAATTGCAGACGAACAGCCGGAAGAAAAGGTCTACACGCAAGCAGAATACGATGCAGGTATTAAAAAAGCAGTAGACAAAGCAGTAACCAGACGTGAAGCGAAAATCCACAAGGATTATCAGCGAAAGTATGGCGAATTGGAGACCGTATTAAAAGCGGGAACCCAAAAAGAAGATGTTACAGAAATTGCAGGAGATTTCAGAAGGTTTTATGAGGAAAAAGGTGTACCTATTCCAAGCGCACCGGAATATTCGACGAAGGATATCGAGATATTAGCAGATGCAGAAGCCAAAGAGATTATTGGTTATGGGTTGGAAGATGTTACGGAAGAGCTGAACAGATTGACAGCACTAGGTGTTAATAACATGTCAGCTAGAGAAAAGCGCGTGTACACGAAGTTGGCAGAATACCACAAGGTAGCTTCGCAACATCAAGAACTTTCCAAAATTGGTGTGTCTGAAGAAGTTTATGAAAGCAAAGAATTTAAGGACTTTGCGAGTAAATTTACACAGAACACTCCTATTACAGAAGTGTATAACCTCTACAATCAAATGCAGCCAAAGAAAGAATTTAAAAATCCGGGAAGCATGAAAAGTACTTCTGCCAAGGACGAAGTGAAGGAAGAATATACTTTCGAAGAGGCTAGCAAATTTAGCAAAGCGGATTTTGATAAGAATCCAAAATTGTGGGAAGCTGTGCTTCGTTCAATGCCGAAGTGGAAATAGTGCTCCGGTAGAAAAGGAGAAACAGTATGTCAGTACAACATTTTATTCAGACCGTATGGTCTAAAAAAATCCAAGATGATTTAGAAGAAAAGTGCAAACTCGTGAAAGATTGCACAAGAAACTATGAAGGAGATTGCGAATACGCGAAAACCGTAAAAATTCTTGCAGTAGGAGATCCGACTGTGGGACCATATGTAGGAAAGGATATCAATATTGAAGAAATGACTGATTCTAGTCAGGATTTGGTAATCGATGTTCAAAACTACTTTGCTTTTGAAGTAAAAGACGTGGATAAAGCACAATCTGTGCCAGGACTTCCAGAAAAATATCAGCAAAAAGCAATGAGAAAACTTGCTCTTAAGAGAGAGAAGTTTATCGGTGCATTAGTAGCTGGTAAAGCCCAAGCTACTGTGGACGAAGAAGCGAAAAACACTACATACAAAGAAGGGGCAACAAATATTGTTGTGGCAACAAACAAAACAAAAGCTGCCATTAAAATTGCTCTTGATGAAGCAATTGCAAGACTTGTTGAAAACAACTTCGATGATGCAGGTGTTATCGAAATGGGACCAAGAGATTATCGTTTGTTTAAAGATGAACTCATTGAGTTAAAAACCAACAATGATGAACTCATTGCAAGAGGTGTAGTAGGTGAGTATGATAACTATGAAGTTAAAAATACAAACAACATCTACAAAGATGATGCACACTCTTATGCAATTGTCCGTTCAAAAGAGGCTATTGCATTTGCTGGTCAAATTAACGAAGTGGAAGCAGGTCGTATGGAAAAGAGATTTTCTGATTACATCAGAGGCTTGGATACATTCGGTGCAAAAATCATTGCGCAAGATCAAGTTGTATGCGTGAAGATTCCGCTTGTTGCAACAGCGTAGGAGGTAGCTTATGAGTAAAAAGATAGTATTAGTCAATGTAGAGTTCAAAGATGCTCGTACCGGTAAGAAACATATCGCTGGTAAAACAATCGAGTTGTCTGATGAGCGCATTGCCGAAGTGAAAGAGGTAAATCCAAACTTTATCACAGTAATTGGCGATGCTGAACCAGACCAAGTGGAGCAAGAACTTGCAAAAGCGAAAGAAGAAGCAGAACAAGCAAAAGCAGAAGCGAAAGCTGCTAATGCTGAAATTGCCAAACTCAAGAAAGAACTTGAGGCTGCAAAAAAATAATTAATAGAGAAGGAAGGGGTTAAGAC